CGAACGCATCTTCGTGCACTGCACGGCAAGCTCTCAGGCCGCCACCGAGGCCACGCTGCGAGCCGAGTTCCGCCGCATCGGGTGGAAGAACCCGGGCTACCACTATGTCATCTTCCCTAAAGGGCGCATCGTCCAACTGCTCGACGAGAGCCGAGTGGCCAACGGCGTCAAGGGCTACAACCAGACGGCCATTCACGTGGCCTACGTCGGAGGCATCGACACCCAGGGGAAGGCCGTCGACAACCGCACCAACATGCAGCGGGCTCAGCTGCGCCTGCTGCTCCGGCAGATCCACAAGCGCTACCCCACCGCCCACATCCTCGGACACCGCGATATCAGCCCGGACAAGAACCGCAACGGCAAGGTGGACAGCTGGGAGCGCATCAAGGAGTGCCCCTGCTTCGACGCCATCACCGAGTACCAGGATATATGAAAGACAGCACACCTCATCTCATCACTGCCTCAGAGTTCAACGCGCAGGTGCGCCGCTGGGCCGACGAGGTCAAGGCCATGGCGCAGGCCAGCCTGGCCACGGGCACCCATGGCACGGGTCGCCTGCGCGACCGATTTGCCGCCTTCGTCGACGCCACACGCCACACGGACCCTGCCGTCGATGGGCAGGGAGAGGCTCCGGCCTATAAGGTGAAGTTCGGATTCGACCGCTACGGCGTGTTCCGGGCCTACGGCGTGGGACGCGGCTGGGTACGCGTGGGAGGCGTGCTGACACGGGGCTTCCGGGCCCGCTCCGAGAGCGAGATACGCAACAAGACATGGAACATCTTCACATACGACCTACGGAAGAAAGGTCTGAGCACTCGAGAGATCAACACCTTCAAGTTCTTAGACAAGAGCAAGGGCAGCGGCCGAGTGCGCACGCCGCTCGACTGGCTGGATCAACACATCAACCGGCGCATCAACGAGCTGGCTGACCACGTCCAGGAGTTCTACGGCGACGCGGCCATGCGGATCCTGCTCGACGAGATAGGCAAAATCCGTATCGTCAAGAAAGGCGGAGGCGTGGGGCTTGGATAGGTCGATTTTATGCTCTTCGGCATCCTGAATGAAACTTTTTCCCCTTTTTCCTTGCATATATCGGAGATTACCCCTTACTTTGCGGCATGATTAGGCTCATGGCGACGCGCATTCGAAAGCCGCAACCCTCCAAAGTTCCGCTTATTCTTGATAATGGATGCGCTGACCCTTGAGCATATCTTAAAAGGAACTATGAGCCTCACAAGTCGTGATTACATGCAGTTCATCGGTTGGCTTGCACTAACCAAGTACAACCGCATCCTGAGCAAGACGCAGATGCAGAAGATTCTCTTCATCTGCTATGGCTTGTATTTGGCCAAACATGGCACTGATCATCCGCTCTTTTCTGACGACTCCCCCAAGGCCTGGCCATTTGGCCCGGTATTTCCTATTGTGTACAGGCATTACGCCGAAAATCCAAGCAGGGTTCTCCCAGATGCTATCAGGGTCGGACTGATGCAGGACCCGGATAATTTGAAAGAGATGGTTAGAATTGTTGATTATTGCAGCCAGATTTCATCGGGAAGGCTCAGCGTGTGGTCACACAGGAAAGGAAGTCCATGGGAGCAGACTGTTTTTGCCAATGGCAAAGACAATATAGAATGGAATAAGGCTATCGACAAAAATCTAATTGCCGAATTCTTCAAGGACGAAAGCAAATGGATGGAGGGGCTGCAATGAAGAAGGAAAAACAAGTTGCCCCCGAGGCGAATGAAGATTTCCAGCAGATGACAGGAACAGAACAGCCAGGCTTTAAATGGCGCTACTGTTTCCATGAGATTTGGATTCGTGTGATAGAGTTTTTCGCCGGTCCAAAGCCCCCAAAGGTACGGCACAACGATAATCTGATAGCCGAGACAGCTGAAGCACTGATAAACTCTCTGATCTCTGACTCGAACCCCGAGACCATCAAACAGTCAAAGGAACTTCTTGCTCAACACCGGATGCAGGAGGATACCCGTGCACGCCGCCGACTGGAGCGATGGGCTACACGTGTTATCTCCGTGTATTTGTTTTGCGTATTTCTGATTATCGTAGCCAATGGGGCCGTCATGGTCATCAATAAACGCGAATCTTTGATATCCTCAGAGATTATGATTGCCATCCTCACTACCACTACAGTAAATATCCTCGGTCTGGGCTTCATCGTTTTGAAGGGTCATTTCCGTGCGGCAAAGGAGGAATAGCGGTTTTTATGCTCTTCAGCATCCTGAATGCATCTTTTCCCTTTTTTTCTTGCATATCTCGGAGATTATGCCGTACTTTGCAGTGCTAAAAATCACAAGTGCGGCATCAAGAAGCCGCCAGCCGTACTCCTCCGCTGGCTATTTTTATGCCCACAACCCTCTTAACGAAAAGTCAAATCCATTGACTGCGCACGTGTCGGGTAGCGGTGACGCCCCGGAGGTCTCAGCACTTGTGAACCTTAGCAGCACTGCGCAGTTATTTTTTTTGCTAATATCACAAGTATGGAAACAACGAATGTAACGAACCCCGAGAACGTGCAAGGCATGTTCCTGTGCTGGCTGCAGGTGAGCCGCCGGATGGAGAAAACGATGAGCCTGGTTGAGTGGGAACTGAAGAACTGGCTGCTGGAGAACGCCGTACACTGCACCATCCCCGACCTCGAATGGCCCTCTTCCATGAAGGCAATCCGTGAACGCGTGTCCACGGCCAATGCCCACAAGAACCCTGACGACGCCACGCTGGATTTCGGATGGAGTAGACCCGACGAGGTCAGCTCCGGCTACATCCGCATCGAGCGCGAGGGCGACCCCAAGGCCGTGATGAACATCCCGGTCATTGACTGGAGGGGCAATTTTATGCCATGCAGCATATAAGCACGAATTCACAGGCGATTCCCCTTGGCCACGTGCCAGGGAATCGCTACCTTTGCCAACGTCAAAACATTCAAAACCGAAACTGATATGACACCCCTGTTTTTCCTCTTCGATATAAGCCCCCTGACCTGCTTCCTGGTGGTGGCCTTCTGGCTCATCGTGTTCCTCGTGGCTGGCATCAAGGATGCCGGCAAGAAAGGCTGGGAAAAGAAAACCAGTGATAAATGGACACGGAAAGACTGGCAGGAGTATAACCGCCATGTACAGCAAACGCTGGATGACTACAACCGCTGGAAAAGAGACTACCTCCGAAGCAAGGGTATCGACCCGGATGCGGAATAGCCCCACTATTCTATAAGCATAAGGAACCATCCCCGCCTGTCCTATGTGGCAGGCGGGGATTCACGTATCTTTGCACCATGATAAAAAACATTTGAACCATCATGGCAAGAACCAACAACAAAGACGCCCATCGCGGAGTGGTCATCTACCTCGACGGCAAAGAGGTGGCCAACAACGCTAAAGCCATACGCGCCGAGATGAAAAAGGTGCGATCGGAAATAGACAGTATGACCATAGGGACAAAGGAATATGAAGCCGCCACGCGACGATACAAACAGCTCAACGGCATACTGGAAGAACACAAACGTGGGCTGAGGGATATCGGGGTGCAGACGGAGAAAAACGCCAAGGCGCAGGAATCTTTATTCGCCAAAGGGAAACGATGGCTGAAGGATTACTCCGTGGCAATCATCACTACCTTCGAGGCGCTCACTGGTGTGGCCATGCAGCTCAACAAGTTCCGCAAGATGGCTGCCGAGCAGGAGGACGCTGCAGCCAACCTGAAGGCCCTCACCGGACTGGATGATGACAACATAGCCTGGCTGAAGCAGCAGGCCGAGACGCTCTCCACCACCATGGAGAAAAGCGGACTGCGCGTGCGCAAGTCGGCCACCGAGATCCTGGAGGCCTACATGCTCGTGGGCTCGAAGAAGCCGGAGCTGTTGCAGGACAAGGAGGCGCTGAACGCCGTCACCATCGAGGCCATGCGACTGGCCGAGGCGGCGAAGATGGAACTGAAGGATGCCGTGGCAGGCGTGACTCTGGCCATGAACCAGTATGGCGCCAGTGCCGAGGAGGCAGCGCGCTACGTCAACGTGCTGGCTGCCGGCTCGAAGTTCGGTGCCGTTGGCGTGGCCACGCAGACAGAATCCATCGTCAAGGCGGGCGTAGCGGCCAACATGGCCAAGGTGCCCATCGAGCAGCTGGTGGGCGTGCTGGAGACACTGGGCGAACGTGGCATCGAGGGACAGATTGCCGGCACGCAGCTGAAGACTTTCTTCCTGAAGCTGGAGGCAGGAGCCAAAGAGACAAGGCCGTCGGTGGTGGGCCTGCAGCAGGCGCTGGAGACGCTGGCAGCCAAGAACCTCAGCGTGACGGAGCTCACCAAGATGTTCGGGCTGGAGAGCATCAGCACCGCACAGGCGCTCATCAGCTCTGCAGACAAGGTGAAGTACTACACCGATGCCGTCACTGGCACGAACACAGCCGTGGAGCAGGCCGCCATCAACAGCGACACCACGGCAGCCAAGATGGCGCAGGTGCGCAACCAGATCAACCTCACCGGGCAGGAACTGGCCAAGACGCTGGCTCCCATACTCAATAAGACAGTGGGATGGACACGACGGTTCGTGATGATGCTGCCAGCAATCATCGACTTCCTAAAGAAATGGGGTGTGCAGCTACTGGTGCTGGCGGCGGCCTACAACGCTCTAGCCATCAAGAACGCCGTGGCCACCGTGGCGCAGAAAGCCTGGAACGCCGCCGTGGCGCTAGGCAAGGGCATCGCCGGCGGATTCCGTGCCATGCTGCTCATGCTTCATGCCGGATATACGCTGCTTACCAAGGGTATGGCCGCGGCCAAACTGGAGATGACAGCCCTCAATGCTGCCATGAAGGCCAACGCCTTCGGGATCCTCGTCACACTTGGCGTGGCTCTCTACGAGATCATCACGCGTCTGATCAACCGCACCAAGGAACTGACGAAGGAGCAGAAACTGCAACGTGACATGCAGCGCGACGTGGCGGAAGCCGAGCGCGAGGGCAATCGTCAGCGGGCAGAGGCTGAGTCGAAAATCAAACAACTCTCCGCTGTGGTTCACGATAACAACCGCACACTGAAGGACAGAAAGATTGCTCTTCAGGAGTTGAAGAAAATCGTTCCCGGATACCATGCTGAGCTGACAACGGAAGGTACGTTGATAAAAGATAATACCACAGCCCTGAAGGATTACCTGGACAACCTGAAGCAAGTTGCCGTCCAACAAGCACTGCAGGCAAAGATGACCAAACTGGTGGAAGCAGAACTCAATCAGCAGGAGAGCCGAAGCCGCAGAGCCAACGCTGAAAGGATCCGCAGAGACCGGCTAAGTGCTTTCGACGCAGAGAACGAAGACATCAAACGGTTCGTGGAACATGGACTACAGATGAATTATGGAGGCGGCTATGAGTTCGTCAGCGAGTGGATGAAGAAAAACGACGTGGGGCGAATGACAGCACAACGGCAGATTGGCGACCTCCTTAAGCAACGCGCCCACATACTGGGAACCATCCGAGAGGCGGAGGGTTGGGTGAGCGAGGCCGACGATGCCATAGAGAACATCCAAAAGCGGCAGGAGAACCTGCAGAAGCAAGGAGCAGATATTGTAAAATCACTGCCAAATGCTGCCAGCCCCATTGATACAAATACGCCAGATCCCTCCCCAACGGGTAATACGACCCCAGAAAAGGCATCCGACCGCCAGAAGCGCATCCGTGAGGCCATCGAGGCCGTCAACACGGAATATGATGCTCGGGCCAACGAGCTCAAGAAGCAGTACATCGACGGCAACATAGCATCCGAAGAGGAATATAGCCGGCAGCTGGAAACGCTGGAGCTGGAACGCCTGAACCGACAGCTGGAGATCGCCGGGCTGGAGCCTAAGCAGCGCGAACAGCTGCAGGGGAAGATCCTGGACATGAAGATGAAGCTCATTCAGCAGCTGAGGAGCCTGGATGATTTTGAAGTGGACGAGGAGCAGGCCAAGCTACAGAAGATGCTGAAGCAGAACGAAGATGCCTATAACCGGAGGAACGTCATCATCGCCAAGGCGCTGGCAGCTGGTGTCCTCACTGAGGAGGAATACCATCAGCGCTTAGACGACTCGTTCAGGAAATGGCAGGCCGATGACCGCAAAGCTGAGGAGCAGGCCGCCACACAAAAGCTGGCCATATCCAGAAAAGGATTGGACGATGCCCTACTACAGCTGCGCAAGGTCAAAGCTTCAGAATTTCTGACAGAAGAAGAATACAACGTACGCGTACGCGAGGCCCGGAAAGCGTTCTTCCAGGAAGCACTCGAAGACCAGCAGCTCAGCAAGGAGGACCGCGAGAGACTCGTCCGCGAGCTGACAGAGTTGGAGGTTCAGGAGGAGGAGTCTAAGGCAGATAAGGCCAAGTCTACCTACGACAAAATCCAAGGCTATGCCAGCCAGTTCGGTGATGCCATGGAAAACCTTGTAAGTGACTTGATGCAGAACGAGGAAGAGGCATGGAAAAACTTTGGAAAGACCATGCTCAAGACGGTGGTAGATGCGCTGAAGAAAGTGCTGGAAGCCTATATGGTGCAGGTCACAGCACGCAATATCGCAGAGAAAGGGCTCATCATCGGAGGCATCATCTCGGCAGCGGAAATGGCTGCCATAGAGCTGGCTGCAGGAACACTCGATGGGTTAGTCAGCGGCTTTGCTGCAGGCGGCTACACCGGTCAAGGCCGATGGGATGAACCTCGCGGCGTGGTACACGCTGGGGAATTCGTGGCCAACCGCTATGCCGTGGCCAACGATGCCGTACGCCCTGTGCTGGACCTCATCGATCAGGCGCAGAAGAGTGGCAGCATCGCCAATCTCACTGCAGATGATATTGCGGCTGTAGCCCGCCCATCAGCGTCGTCTACTCCTGCGGCGGCCACTGTGCCCGTCGCGTCAGCGTCAGGTTCTCCTGCCCGCGATCCTGAGCTCACCGCCGCCCTACACCTCCTGACACGGACCACAGCCCGCGCCGCCGAAGCTTACCGTGAACCGTCACCAGCCTTCTGCTATCTCGAGGGACGCGGTGGCATCAACCCCGCACAGGACCTTCTTCAAACAATCAAATCTAACGCTTCACGCAAATGATACGTCTCGAAATCACGGATCCCGAAACGGGTCTAATATATGTCCCCCACCTCCCTGCAGACTTCTCTCTGGAGATGCAGCGCGAAAACCCATTGTTCACACGCAGAGGAGACTATACTTACGATATCAACATCAGCCTTCTTGATCCGCTTAACCGATCGATCTACCGCCATCTTGATAGATTGACTTCCACTACTCGCCCTGAGAATCGAAAGGCTAAGCTAATCTGCGATGGGCATGTGATATGCGACGGAACAGAAGTTGTACTGAAGAAGGAGTCGAACTATGTGAAAATACAGATCCTTGCAGAAAACTCTGAAATGAACTACCTCGTCGGAGGTGACTTTAAGATCCGAGATATGAATTTCGGGAATATGACGAACGGACCATCAACGACTGATGCTGAGAAGGATGGTAGCGCCGTGTATCCCGACATGAAACATGGTGTCATGATGGTGAGGGATACCAATGCCAAGGATAATGAATATCCATACTATGGCGACGTTAATTTCTCGTTCAAGCAGGACCATGGCTCGTACGATCCTGCCGTCAGGACGCGCTCAGTGGCTTGCCCATATCTGCTTTACTACGTTGAAAAGATCGTGGAGCTGCTTGGCTATACACTACGGCGGAACGAGCTGATGGATGTGCCCGCGTGGCGCAGGCTCTGCATCATCGGCGGTCCATCGGGAGGAAGACAGACGGCTGCTTCGTACCTCCCCAACTGGACGGTAGCTGAATTTTTGGAGCAGATAGAGTTGTTTTTCGGTTGCATCTTCTCACGTCAGGGTAAGTACGTTGACATACTGAAGGTATCGACATTCTATACCGAGAACGCTGTCGTAGCCATCGATGCGGATGACGTCGAAGACCTATTCGACCGCGAATACGAATCAACAGATGAGATTAGGGTAGGCAACGAGAATATAGCCTACGATTTACCTTCAGACGAATTCGGCGCGACGGCTGACCTCAGCGAGGATATCTATGGCCTATGCACGAAGAGCGAGCGCCTGATGACAAGCACATACCAGGACTTTTCGGCATGGAAAGTATACACGGACAGCGTCAAAGGAATCGAATACATCTACCTCTCCATGCAGAAGGGAACCGACAGCCATTACGAGAAGGCGTTCCTCATCAATCAGTTCGCTAAACATATCTCGGATCCGAACGCTCAGGCAAATACGCTTAAGATAATACCTGCAGAAGTACAGCTTGAGATAGGCACTATGTACAGGCGCTCAGGCAGCAGCCTGACGAGCATCGGGAAAGGTGGTATCCTCATACCTGTCACTGCTTTTGCCGAGACCGAAAATGAAAAAACGCTGGAGTCTTTCGCAGATGCAGTCAAGTCAAAGACGGAAAAGGAATCTGGAAGCGACACCATGAGAGTAGCATTTCAATCACCAGCAATCACTATATATGGCGAAGCCGATTCGGACGGCAGCAGTGGTGCAGCCACAACGGTAAAGGCACCGATGGCCATTACCACGGACAAATACGTCTACACAGATCCGGACAGCGGGAAAAAGACATTCCTGCAGCTTACGTCATCAGACATCAGCAATATCGAGGCGATGAATCTTTCCTTCTACGCTAACAACGGGCGTTCTTCTGCTAATGCTGAGGGGAAGTATATCGACGTGACGAAGGCACACACCATAAGGTTCAGAGGCCAGAGGCTCGACCCCATGAAACTATATCGAATACATGACAAGTTGTGGGCGTGCAGTTCGCTGAAGTATACGTATTCCAACGGGCGTCAGGATCCTTACATAGAGGGCACCTTCTTTCCTTATAAATAATACACGCGCGCGTAAAAAAGCCCCGCAGGCTGGCTCAGACCTGCGGGGCGGGTGTGTTAAGAGATTGTCTCCCCTAAGCGAGACAAAACGAGCCAATACGTTGACCGAGTTCACGACACGCGCGATTGAACGTCTGCTTCTGCTCTTCGTTCAACGTGTAGCGACGTCCACGGATCTCATAGCCGTTCAGACGCTGATACAACCAGGCTTTGGGCTTGTCGAAGTACACCTTCGCTATGTACGAGAGCGGCAGCAGCTCATACAGTTCGCCCATCTGCGAGCGTAGCGTAATGATTTCCTCCTTCGTTGCCTCGATCTTCTGGTCCAACAGACGCGGCATGACCTCACGCACCTCGGGCTCATCCTTATGAGCCGAGAACCAGGCATAGAGTTCCTGGAACTTCGCCTCGCGCTCTTCGCCTACAGGCATCTGCAGCAAGGCATCAACATCCTTCAGTTTCTTTTCGAGTACTTCCATAATAGTCTTTTTTTAAGCCCCTCCCGCTTGGGGAGGGGCACTTGGTTCAGTTCTTCTTTTTCCATCTCGAGACATCCTTCAGAAACATATCGACTCGCTTTTCGTACTCCTCTTCAGAAAAGAGGTCTCTGAATTTCTGCAGGTCTCGAAGATTCTGTTTTGCTCTTTCGAGCAACTCTTGTCTTTCTTCGTCTGTCATAGATCGCTTGTTTTAGGGGTTAGACATGTTGTATATCTCTTAACACGATGCAAAGGTAGACATAATATTTAGATTATGCAAATAATTCGGCAATTATTTTTCCCCTTTCACGCGTTTTTTTACAAACTCCCTTCGTAGTTCTTCAGTTCCGGCTGCGCCTTCATCTGCTCCTTGCGGGCATAGACTGAAGTAATGGAGATATCGGAATGACGTGCCTGGTCCTTTGTTACGATCAGCCCGACCTTTTCAATCATTGCCGTGACGCCTGTATCCTTCAGGCTATAGAACTTATATGAAGGCGGGAAACCGCAATCCTTACGGACCTTTGACCATCTATCCCGATAAATCTTCTCGCTGGCCCGCTCACGGCTCGGCTTAAACCCAGAGCCGAAAAGATAATACTCTCCTGGATAGTCAAAGACACACAAATCAAGCATCTGACGAATGACCACTGCAGGAAGAGTCACCTTTGCATCCTCATGATTCTTTGAGTGATTACCACTTATGAATATGGTTTGTTCCTTTAGGCTGATATCCTTCAGCCGGACATAAGACATTTCCTTGGGGCGCAAGAGAGTGTAATAATGCACCATGCATGCCAGGAGATAATACGGGTCGCTCGTACGCAGGTAATCACTCAGGCGTTTCATAGCGTCTTTGGAAAGAGGCTTACGCTCTTTCTGTCCGACACGCAGCCGTCGTATGCCCTCAGTGGGATCGCTTTTCATATATCCACGCCCACGCATGTAGTTGCACACACTTCGCAGCCAGCTTAAATAATTGTTGCGTGTTATCGGCTTAGCGTTCCGACGGATGTATATATAGTCAAGGAAAAGCTCAATATAAGGACGGTCTATCTGGTAGACATACTGTGCCGGTTCTGGAAGCTGGGCATTATAAGACATCAGTATATTGACCCTGCTCTGGTAGTCGATCAGGCTGTCATGGCGGATCGCACCATCGGCATGAGCTTTCTCCAGATAGTTCAAGTATTCATCCATTACGCCCTTAATCGGCCGGAATGATACGTTGCCGGTATTGTCGATGAGAGGATTCCAGCCAGTCATGAGCTTTGCTGCTACATCCTCGCAAAAACGGCGGGCTGCAGCATTTCGCTCACGGACATTCTTGATGTGGTTGAACCGATGCCGGACCCTCACAAGCTTGGGATCCCCCCTGAGAATGGAATCCGGGTCCAGGACATAGAAATAGACGTAGGTATCGTTCTTGCCTTTCTTAATAACCGGCAACCGATACTTTTCAATTAAATCATAACGCGCGCGATGACGGCGCTGCTGTAAAGAAAACATTTTTTTACATTGTTTCGACACGCGAACCAATGCTATGAAACATCTATGTATGGCACAATTCTGGCGCAGCTCTGTGCCCTATAAACGCGCAGCCTGCTGAAATTCAGCAGGCTACTCATTTGATGTCGGGATGACTAGAGCAGTTCTGCACATTTGGAAGATTTGGCCATACAGATAATCAAGCAATTGGTTGTTGAAGTCATGGTTTATAATTGATTCATTCGATGGTGCTTGGCTCAAATTTGGCTCAGCGATTTGCACTTTATTCCCCATTTATAACAATCGCCTGTAATGCAGCCCACTCCGCCATTAGTTTGTTGTTCGCTTCCATGAGCTGGAAGTAGGCCTCTCGTAGTTTTTTTAGCTCTTCACGGGCATCCGCAAGGTCCTGACGATAGGCCATACAGAGTTCCTTGTAGTTATCAGCCTCCGGCTGACGGGCATTCGGGAATTGCGATAGTGTGTCCGTCTCATCAAGCAATGGATCACCATTTCCTGTGAGTATATAGTCTTTGTTAACCATAGGATACACGTCTAATATCTTTGACAGTACATCAGATGGAATCCCCTCACCTTTTATTTTTTGCAAGGAATTAACATAGCCACCTGATTTTCCAATACTTAAAGAAAAATGCCGCTCAGATACGCCAAGAGCCTCACAAACAAACCTCAGTCTTTCTCGGATAATTTTTTCTGCCATTGTGCATATTTTTTTTGATAAATATTTTGTTGTATCAAATATATTACATACTTTTGCCACGAATTTAACAACTTTCGCCACAAATGTATAAAATATTTAGCAAATGACACATCATTTTCGTTATTTTTTTGATAAGGGATACGGTATGGTTCCTTTATCCTCAGCACAAGAGGCTCGAGAGAAGCTGATCAAGGCTTTTTCTCCGGGGCGCCCTTCTACATTTTATGCAGCTCTCGCTAAGGGTGTGAAGGATATACGCCTTCCGCTATATGATGAAATTACAGAGATTCTGAAAAGTTATGGTGTACAGCCGGACAAGATCTGGCGGCAAGAACCAGTGGAATGACATGGCAAGAGCTGACAGTTGGAGTCCTGAAGAGGACCGAATCGTAAGGGCCAATGCCGGTATGATGTCCTTCCGTGACATCGCCTCGCTACTGCCGAACAAGCGTTCTGCGCTTGCCGTACAGCTGTATATGCACCGGAAAGGGATTGCCACGCGCCGTATCCTACCACGTCCCATTGTCAAAATGATGATTGATATTAAATTTGGCGACGCAAGTCTCTTCACGCCCAACCGGGCATTCTATCAAAGGGTGCAAATCGGCATGAAGCGGTTCCAGGATCTTGCCAAAGGGTACACACAGCCGACACAGGAAGAGATCATCCGGATCTCGAGAGCTCTTAACATGCAGGCTGACGAAATGCTGAAGCTGCAGGATGCAACACAGCTTAACTTATTTGACTGAATCAAAAAGCAAAAACTATGACTACAGGCTATAAAATCCATCCGCCACACAAAAACTATCTGGCAACACTTACAATCAGAGGAACAAAAGCCGACTTTATTGCAATAGGGCTTATGCTCCAAAAGAGTTTAGAGGCGCCAGCAATGAGCAAGGAAGAGCTCGAGGACCAAAGAAAGGTTCATGAAGTGCTGGAAGATATCGATGAAATCGTCAACTATATAAACGGAATAAACGATAATGGAAGGATATAAAATCGAACAGTTCGAGAAAGCCAAGCCCGAGGCGGCTGAGTTTGATATGGTGGTATATAAGGCAACACGTGGCCAAAGAGTGCTGAGAGTCCACGGATCCATACGCGTCTGCGGCAAAAGCAAACGTGTAATCTGGGATGACCAAGGGCACTGTAAATCCATAGCAGAACAGGAAGACCTACCTTTTTGGGACCTAAAGCTGGAAGAAGGAGGAGGAGAGTCATGAAAAGAAAAGAGCGTATTCCACGGAAACTGAAAAAAGTGATCAATGACGTGATGATCGCAGATGACGGAAGGGTCGTCTACAGCTTCCGCTTTCGCATCCGACGCTACCCTCGCACGAAATGGGTAATCAAGTGTGAAAAAGGAATTAGGAAACTTTGGATAGAAATGCGCAGAAATGATGAAAGGTTAGAGTACCTTAAAGAACAATTAAAGCGACTTGATACCCTAACAAGGGAATTGAGCATGATCCGCATATAATTTCAAAATCCCCCCCCCGATATGATCAAGAAAGAAGATGTGCTGAAAGCAACCGATGGCGGCCTAAAGGTCATCATGGACTATTATCCTCAAGCAGGCGAGGTGGCGGGAACAAAAAATAAGTTCCGCATGAGGCGGGACGAGAGGACACCCAGCGCCACAATCCGGCAGAAACAGGACGGGACGTGGGTGGTTACAGACTTCGGCGATGACGGCCACGAGATGAATGCCATCGACGTGGCCATGAAGGAGGATCACCTGACATTCAGGGAGGCCGTCCTTCGGCTGGCAGCTAAATACGGCGTAACGGATGAGCTTAAACGTGACGTGAACCGACCGAGAACAGAAGAGCGAGAAGCCAGACCGGACGAGAAAGAGGGTGCCGAGTTCTACGAGCTGAACGAGTCTATGACAGAGGATGAGCTTCGCCTGCTGGGACCGCTGGTGAAGCAGGAACACGTAGATGCGCTGCACTGGCACTCGGTGAAGTGGTGGGCACGGGTGAAGGACAGAAGGGTAAAGGTGAAGTACTCGACACCTACGTTCCCAATCTTCATGCGTGAATGTGTTGTCAAGGAGGGGGAAGGCGACGAAGCGACAGAGCGCTTCTTCAAGATCTACGAGCCGCTGAACTATGACAAGGGGTTCCGCTTTAAATACTGGCCTGCAGGTGCCAAGCCTAAGCGGTATGTGAACGGCCTGTATGAACTGAAGCTTGCCTGGCGTAAGTTCAATGCCGACGAGGAAGCTGCCTGGCATAACGATCCGCGGAACGAGGATAAGCCCTATAAGGAGAAGAAATTGCCTGAAGCGTTCATCTGCTCGGGGGAGAGGGACGCACTGTGCGTCCGGTCGCTTGGTTACTGGCCGCTGTGGTTCAACTCGGAGACGTACAACGTGGATGAGAAGGAGATGAAAGAAATTATGAAGTACGTCGAGGTGTTGTACAATATCCCAGACATAGACGAGACGGGTATCCGGCGGGGCACGCTGCTGGCCCTGCAGTACATCGACATCCACACGATATGGCTGCCTCAGAAGTATATGTCCGGCTTCACCGACATGAGGGGAAAGGGCTACAAGGATTTCCGCGACTGGATGGAGGCGAAAGACAACCAGGGGCCGAAGGCCTTCCGGCAGTTGCTGAACATGGCCACCCCTGCCAAGTTCTGGGTGGAGACAACTAACAAACGTACGGGCAAGACAGACTATCACATCGACACGGTGTGCCTCCACGAATTCCTCCGGCTGAACGGGTTCCAGACGCTGCACGACGATGACATCGCCGCCACGATGTATGTCCGCCTGACTGGGCACACGGTGCAGCGCATCACGGCCAAGGACATCCGAGAGTTCGTCATCAGATGGGCCGAGGAGCGCTATCTTCCGCGCGACGTACGCAACAATATCTATAACAGTCCCAAGATACAGGGGCAGGCGCTGGAGAGCCTGCGCGAAGTGGACCCGGACTTCAGCTCTTCGACAGCGGCTTCACAGCTGTTCTTCTTCCGTAATATGGCCGTGAAAGTGACCGGCAACGGCATCGAGGAGCACGCCATGGGGCACTACGTCTGGGACCGCGACGTGCAGCCACACGACTTCAAGTTGCTCGACGACATGTTCGCCATCAGCCGCCAGCGTGACATGGAAGGGCATGACCACTGGGACATATCCATCAAGAGCACGACGTCGAAGCTGATGGACTACGTCATCAACACCTCGCGCATCTACTGGCGCAAGGAACTCGAGGAGAACTTCAGGGACCGCAGCTTCGAGGAGGCAGAGGCCTACAGGCAGGCCCATCGCTTCGTCATCGACGGCGAAGGCCTCACGCCGGAGGAGATCAGCATACAGAAGCAAAATCTCATCTCCAAGATCTTCACCATCGGCTATACGCTGCACCGCTTCAAGGATCCCTCACGTTCGTGGGCTCCCTATTGCATGGACAACAAAGTCGGCCAGGAGGGCGAGTGCAACGGACGCTCGGGCAAGAGCTTCTTCATCAAGGCCATCGCCTCGCTACTGAAGTGCGTGAAGCTGAGCGGTCGCGACCCCAAGCTGATGGACAACCCTCACGTCTTCGACCAGGTGACCCGCCACACGGACCTCATACGCATCGACGACTGCTCACAGTTTTTCGACGTCCGGCGCCTTTTCGACTCCATCACGGACGACATGGTCATCAACCCGAAGAACAACCAGAGCTACACGCTGGCGGCATCAGAGAGCCCTAAGTTCGCCTTCACCACCAACTATGTGCCAGGCGACATCGATGCGTCGATGGAGGCACGCCTGCTGTTCGTGGTGTTCTCAGACTACTACCACGAGAAGGGCGAGAAGAACGACTACCTGGAAAGCCGTAGCATCGCCTCTGACTTCGGCAAGAACCTCCTCGGGGTGGACTACACAGAGGAGGAGTGGAACGCCGATTTCAACTTCCTCCTGCAGTGCTGCCGTTTCTACCTCTCACTGGTCCGTGAGAACGTGAAGCTTCAGCCACCGCTCGACGACATCAAGCTCAGACAGTACAAGGCCGACATGGGCGGCACCTTCGAGGACTGGGCCGCCACGTACTTCGCTCCGGAGAGCGGCCACCTGAACTGTTTCATCCCCCGCAAGGAGGCATTCGAGAACTTCCAACAAGAGACGAAGATCTTCAAGTGGTCGACACAGCGCTTCACGAAGGCCCTGAACGGCTTCGCGCGCTTCAACTCCTCGTGGGTGGAGCTGAATCCCCCGGACTTGCTGAATGCACAAGGGCGACTGATCAAGAAAGATGCCAACGGGCAAGCCGTGGAGATGATCTACTTGCGCACCACCGGGCAGCACGTCACCGACAGAACTGCAGAACCAATCCCTGAAGAGGATCAGAGAGAGATCGACTGGGACAACATGTAACCCACTTTTGCAAAATACCTTCACTGGCCACCTCGTGCGAGAGCATAGGGTGGCCATCCTTTTTTCAGGGTCAAGGGCACGCCCGCTCGCTGACTTCCCCGTTCCCCATCCTATTTTTTCTAAAATATTTTGTAACTTTGTAACTTCGGGTAAAGAAAAGGGATAACTTTTTGAAAAGAATAGAGTTGCATGGTTACAAAATTGGGTTACAAAACTGGTTACAAAATTCTTCAAGTTTGTAACCATGGTGAGGCAAGCCCTCTGGCTACAAACAACCGAAGGGAGTCAGAATATTGTAACCAAAGTTTGTATCATGGGTAAAGATTTGGCATAGAGATTCTTATATTTCGAAAACCACAAGTTACAAAGTTACACAAAAATAAAGCAAAATTATATACTCAGTGCATAATGTGTCGAAAATATTTTATACCTTTGCCGCATGAACAAGCATAGATATGTCGTTTGGGTGAATGTAACGCCGTATGTTTGCCGCTATCTGGTGGACAACTTCGGCGTACCAGCCTCCGAAATCAAGAATCTCATTCGCATCGACGGGGATCCTCAGATGATGGCCTTCTTCACACCACGCCTGACGAAGCCGACACACCGCTACGATCGTCGCCTCACTCAGGGCGTAGGGTACCGTACGGCACGCATAGCCATCGAGATTTCAGCTGCACGCTTCACGCGCTCCGGATGGGCGCTCTCACCCACAGATGAGTCGGCCTTTGCACGCATGCTGGAGCTCCGCTGCCACGGGATCCTGCTGACCTTCCTCTCGGCGCATTATATGATATCGGGAGATGCCTCTGTCAGTATCCGGGCCTTCTACCGCGTGTTCCACCAGACAGAAGACACCTGGCCGTACGACTCGATACGCAAAATATGGAACCGGAATGTGTCCGTGGAACGGAAAAAGACCCTAAAAACGGCCTTGGAACGTGAAATCGTAGAAAAAGTATTGGCGCAACTGTCTACTTTTGGGACAATTGCACAGAAAGGACTACAAATATATGAAAACAATCGAACTGAGCTTTGACAATGTAGGCGGCATGGCCCACCTGTATCTCTTCGCAGCCAACGGCCTGCTTAGGCTGGACACCAGCGTCACGGATGGAAAAGTGAGACCTGTCCTCGCTCCTGGGACTACCTTATATAATATAGAGGTGCTCGCTTCAGACAGTTTCCAGTTCTCGGAACAAATGAACCTTACCGATAGCGGCGAGGTGTTTGACGTTGATATCAGCGGCTTCATACCGAGAATGGACAATAACGTACAGGTGCAAGAACTGGAACAAGGGGAATGGATAGCAATCCATCAAGATGCTAATGGATGCATCCTGATGTCAGGATCCAAAGATGTACCTCTGCGCTTGATCAGCCACAAGACTACTGGAACATCATCCACTAAAAACGCTACGAGGTTCGCCCTGAAGGGGCAGGAACCACGAGCGAGTTTGGTCATTGAAGAGCAGTTACTCTTTATGGGAAATTAGGCGATTCAGTAGTAGCTAACTCGGATTCTGTCTTATTGGTTTGCAGTGTGAAGGAGTACCTTTGCACTGCATTTTTATTATTACCTATGAAAACAGCGACACTCAAAATCTACGCACCTATCGACAGCTACGGCTGGCAGCTCTACAGGGTGAGACAGTTCCTTGCAGAGAATGCCAAGAACGAATGTGTCATCGAAGTGAACTCCCTCGGAGGCAGCGTGAACGACGCCATGATGATCTCCAAGGAAATCAAGGATCACGGAAACGTGACAGTACGACTGCTGGCGTTCTGCGCCAGTGCCGTAACATGGATGGCCTATGGAGCCAAGCGTGTAGAGATCGCCGACGATGCCCTGTGGCTCTGCCATCAGGCAAGTGTCGGAGTCAGCATCTACGCCAGCCTGAATGCCGACGAACTGGAGCGTACCATCAACGACCTGCAGAAGTCGAAGAAAGTGGCAGAGGCCATGGACCTCATCATCGCACGTAAGTACCTGGACAGGGCAACAGCCAACGGCAAGGAGACCACACTGGCCAATGTGCTCGACCTCATGCGCGAGGAGAAGTACCTTACCGCTCAGGAGGTGCTAGACCTGGGCTTCGTCGATGCCATCATCCCCGGTGCCAAAAGCATGACGAACGAGGTGCGACAGTTCGTAATTGAGAACCATGCCGCACTGAAGATGCCCGATGTTCCAGAAGTGAAGGAAACTCTGGAGGATGAAGGACTGGTGGCCCGTGTGCGCAACATCGTGACGGAACTCTTCGGACCACGCCAGCCTGAGAAACCTGCAGAGAACAAAGAACCCAACAAACAACCCCAAAACCAAAGTGAAATGAAAAAGCAATTCATTCTCATCAATGCACTGCTCGCCGTAGCAGCGCTGCAGGCGGGCGAGGACGGTAAGGTCACGCTCACCCAGGACCAGCTGCAGTCCATCGAGGACGCACTGGCAGCTAAGAAGGACGCCGACCAGGCTGTCAAGGAGGCCACCGATGCCCTCGACGCCATCAGCGACAACGTCAAGTCCATCGACGGACTGAAGAACAAGATCATGGCCGTGAAGACCGTGCTCGACCGCACGCCCCTCATGGCACCCGTCACTCCAGCTCCCCTGGAGAAGACAGAAGACCAGAAGAAAGCCGAGGAACTGGCCGACTCCGCAAAGGATGAGGTCAACCAGGAGGCTAAGAATCTCTAATCATTAACACCTTACAACTATGGATCTGACAAAACCTATTGACATCACTGCGGTGCAAGCCGCCGTGAAGAAGCATCAGGATCTGCTGGTGTCTATCCGCGACAAGGAGGCTGACCGCCTGCTCTCGCTCTTCGCTCCCCTCCCGGGCGTGAAGGACAGCATCACCATCGGACGCACAGAACTGGGCAGCGTGAGCCGTGGCTACACGGGAGAGTTCCTTGGCCAACTGAAGAGCGGGCGCATCGTGCCACGCACACTGACTGTCCATCGCGTCGTCATGGAGATGGATGACGAACCCGAACGTTACCGCCGCTGGTATCTCGGCGATATCGCTGCCGGACTCATCCCCAATACGCATCCCTTCGAGATCTGGCTGAACAACTACGGCATCCAGTGCGCCTCGGAGGACCTGGCAGCCGCACTGCTCTGCGCCATGCGCAACGAGGCGAAGCTGAAGGACGGCGTGCAGTACGCCTTCGACGGCCCCCTCACCATCGTTGAGAAGGAGATTGCCGCCGGCAACATCGCTGTGGCCAAGGGCAACATGTACGAGACAGGCGAACTGACCCGCGCCAACGTGGGCGACAAGCTGCTGGCCATGTGGCGCAACCGTCCCAAGAGCTTCCGCGACAAGCCCTCTGAGATGTGGATCAGTTCTGATGTCATGGACCTCTACGTCGACTGGCTTGAGGACCAAGGCGTGCACGTAACAGGCACCACGGGCGAAGCCACCGAAGAGACCGCCTACCTGCGCAACACAGGCAAGAAGGTGAAGCTCACGGTCGTTCCCTACATGCCTGCAGGATCGCAGTTCGTGCAACTGATGCTCCCGCGCACCATCTTCTACGGATTCGACAAGAACTCCGACATGAAGCAGCTGCACCCCTTCGCCAGTGGCAACCCCTACCACTACACGGCAACGGGCAGCTACGTCATTGGCTTCCAGCTGGTGAGCATCAACGGGCTCATTTACTGCTGCAACGAACGCCCCATCGTCACCTACAGCGCAGCCACCGAAACCACCGGCAAAAACCCCATCGAGGAAGGCTGGTTCGTCAAGGATGGCACCAAGTACGTGCTCGCAACGGACGAAAGTGTGCAGAACGGCACCACCTACTACGTCCGCAATGTCTAACCTCTAACGCAATAGTCTTATGAATAACTGCATTGCACTCGCAGATATTGATGAAGCCATCAACTGCGCAGACATAGACAACGTAGGCGGACTTGTCCAAGAGATCTATATTGGCTACGCTGAGGATGTCGCCACATGGCCTGAGCTTCCAGCTCCAGCTGGCGATAGCTCGACAATGTCACTTGCTGACGCTGGTACATGGAATGGCGATATTGTCCAGAAAACGGGCAAAAAGTTCTTCAAGGTCGTCTATACCGATGAAACCGGCACATTCACCATCACGCAGCAGGGCGAGCAGGGCGCAGAGTCTTACCTCTACCAGCTCGACATCTCCCGCGCCAAGATGAATGCGACAATCTTCGGTTTCGAGAACGCCATCCGCGGGCGCAAGCTCGTGATCATCGTCAAGGACAAGAACGGCGTCTGCTACCTCATGGGCGACTCCCTCAATGCCGCAAAGATGATTGCAGCCGACGCCAGCACCACCGGAACGGCAGTGACGGACAAAAACAACGTACCGCTGCGATTTACCTACGCATGCCCCCGCAAGCTGGTCTACGGCGGTGACACAGTGAACATTCTGAAGGAAAAAGGGAGCGAAACGACACAGCACTAAGAGCCCTTGCATAATTAGCTGAGTTTGGTCGCCTGAGTAAGTATGGTTACTCGGGCGACCTCTCTATTATTATCCAATGTCCCACAACCGCTACCGAAAACGCAGTATCTTTGCAGCGTTTCATCAAAATTAGGAATCATGAAAATGCAACAAAGTACCTTCCAGAAAGCCGCAGAATGGCTGAATGGAACAAAGAGAATTTTCAGCGAAGGGCTGTCCATTCTGAAAGAGGCAGCCTTCAAACCGGCTGTCATTCGAAAGCTTGAACGCGACGGCGACCAAGGACCTGCTGCACGGGAACGGCTGGAATTCCAGATGCGGGAGTACGTCAAGGCTTTCGGATTTACCATGGATGTGCCCGACACGGATGCAGAGCTGCACGTATTCGACGGACAAGAGGCTCCCGCCGATCAGGACGAGCAGCAGCAGCTGGACATCATGAAGGTCGCGGAGAAGATGGAAACCGGAGAAATCCAGACTAAGGAAAAAGTGGCTCCCAAGATTGTCTATTCCTATGCCGTAGCCTACCGCAACCGAGAGAAAGCCATGCGCCTCATGCGAGAGGTGGGAGAGCAGAACGACGAGGAATCCATGGCACGACGCAAAAAGCTCTCCGACGAAATCGAACAGTGCACGGCCTTGATGGAGCGCCTATATCCGCTCTATGAGCGATACCAGAGTGGTGCAGACATTTCGGAGGAAGATGTCGTCAAGGCCCTGGAGGAGTCCTCCACAGCCATAGACTCCACTTCATCCGAAAACTCTGCTGCCACCGACAGTCCTGCGGATCATACCTCCGACTCCCCTGCTGGGATGGCCCCTGGTGAACTCGAAGGTAAGAGCCGCGACGAACTGCTGAAGCTGAAGAAGAACGCACAGGTGCGCCTCCTTCGCACAGAGAACAAGCTGCTCTACCAGAGCGAGAAGAAACAGGAGACAGAGAATGCCATGCCGGAAGGTCCTGAGCGCGTGAAGCTCGAGACCCGTGCCACTAACATCCGCAAGGAAATCGAAACTATTGACATGGCCATCGCTAAATTCGGATAATGCTCTATCAGCTCTCCTCCCCAGAACCCACGCCGCCCACACCGGCAGAGCTGCCGACAGTGGGCAAGGTCTGCGCCAGCGACTTCGCCGACCGCAGTGAGATGGTGGCCACCATGCTGCTCGCGCCCAGCGGGCTCGGGCAGATCCAGACGGGGCTGGAGAAGCATTTCTACTCCAAGGGAGCTTTCAACCTGGTACAGCTCGTGCTCTACCTGCTCAGGCAGACAGGCCCAGCTCATGTGTTCCTCTCTTCCTACTCTATCGCTGAGGACAGCCTGGCTGCCCTGAAGCGAAGAGAAGAAAAGGGAGAGCTACTATCGATCAGGTTCCTCATCGACAACCGCGTGCGCAGCATCAGTCCAAAGCCATTCGCATACCTCGCAGAGGCATTCCATGGCAAGTACAGGTGCTGCGCCCTCCACGCCAAGGTGGCGCTGCTTTGGAATAGTGAGTGGCACGTCGCCGTGGTCACGTCGATGAACGCCACTCACAACCCAAAACTGGAACGAGGTATCATCTATACCTCGAAAGAGGTTTTTGATTTCGACCTCAAAACACTGGAAGATGAATTTGAACAAGGAACAACGTGAGCAGCTGGAGCAGATGGGCTACATGCTCATCCCTCCTCAGCTCGCGGCCACCAACCTGGAAGTGGACGAACTGGAGTTCCTGACGGAGCTGAAGGCCGTAGGATCCGAAGTGCGCCAGACCTACTACAGCGGCTACCTCCGCCAGCTTGTGGAAACGCGCCAGGCTATCGTCAAGGCGGCCCACAACGGAAGCAACCCTGCACAGGTGGAGCTGCTGAAACTCATCAACAGAATGCAAAACGCCATCGATCATGTCTAAAAGAGCAGTTGTTAAGCGAGGTGCACGCACCATCGACGAGGAGCGATTCGAGACCATACGGAATCATATCCTGGATCCCGAACAATTCCCCTTGCAGACAGTCGAGGAGGAACGGCAATTGAAACGGGTGCAACAGGCGGCAATGCTCATGCAGGAGTACCCTAATGAAGCACACGTCATCACGCTCATGCTCCAAAGCCACCGCGTCAGCCGCACGCAGATCAGACGAGATATCGCACTGGCAAAGGAGCTCTTCAAGACGGATTTCCAGTTTGACTGGGACTTCTGGCGCAGCTGGCAGATCAAGGACCAACTGGAGCTCATCCGCGAAGCCAAGATGCGGGGCGACCTGCGCGAGTGGAACAACGCAAAAAAACTGCTGCACGAGATCATCGGTGAGAAACCTGAAGGCGGAGAGGATCCACGACGCATGGAACGGAACCTCTTCATGGTGCAGATCATCAATGCCGACGGCCGTACTGTGCAGATTCCCCTCGACCGTCTGCGCTACTCAGCTGAAGACGTGGCCACCCTCGTCGAGAGCATGGACGCACCCATCAACGATGCCCAGGCTACAGAAATCATGAACTCTTAAAACTATGCAGAAGAAACTGACTAATAAGAGACTCGTGTCCCGCCTGATGGACATGAAGCATATAGACCGAATCGTCATCAACGATCATGCCGTGACGGCCAGGATCAAGCAGTCGCGAGTGGACCAGCACCGCGTATCGGCTAATGACTTCATGGAAATTGCCAATGCAGTAGGGCAACCTAAGGCTACACCAATAACGAACAAAGGCAAGGATGGCCAACTCGAGCTCTGGATCCGGTTCGAAAGATACTGAGATGAAAGAGGCATTCTGGGAAGAGAACATTCGCGTCAACCCTCCGCAGATGGCTTTCATGATGATGCCCGCGCGGCAGAAGTACCTCGTCTGGAGCCGTGGTACCGGAAAGTCATTTATCGTCGGTGCCGAGGTGGACGAGAACGTGCGTCTGATGCCGCGTGGCATCACTACGCTGGCACAGGCCACTTACGGGCAGGCGCTGACAAAGACACTGCCATCCACCTTCAAGATGCTGGAGATGCTGGGATACCGCAAGTACGACCCCAAGACGGGCATCGGCGACTACGTGATATGCCGACAGCCGCCAGCAGGGTGGTACCTGCCCTATGAGCACCTGCTCAGCTTCGAGCACTGCATCACCTTCTCCAACGGCCATGCCCTCTACATTCTCACCCAGGACGGTAACAGCCGAGGGCCCAACGCCGATTACAACATCACCGACGAAGCACTGACGCTGGACAAGGAACAGTTCGATCAGGAAGTGGCGCCGACGAACCGAGGCAATGAGCACGTCTTCGGCCGACTGTCACCCCATCCGCTGCTGAAGCACCATGGCAACACATTTCTCTCATCCATGCCCTACGAACCGGAACAGAAGTGGTTGCTCGAACCTGCCAAATACTACGAGGAGGAACGCGGCGTGCAGCTCTTCGAAGTCTGGAACCGCATCGTCCGTCTGCAAATGACGCTCGTGGATGCCCGACTGGCCGACGATGCCGTACAGTTCCGCGAGGTGTGGAACGAGGTGTTGCGCCTCCGGCGACAGATACAGCCCTTTGTCAGCCGCGACGGCACACTTTTCATGCTGGCCTCGATCTTCGACAACATCGCCAATGTAGGCATGTCGTACATCGTCAACCAGTACAAGGTGATGGCCAAGCTGCAGTTCATGATCGAGATCCTGAACTACGTGGTCGACAAGATTGACCACTGCTACTACCAGCTCTCGGATCAGCACAAATACTACCATGCCGACAACGACGCCTTCATCCGCGACTTCGCCGAGGACACGGATTTCGCCTGGCAGAAACTCGCTGATCGCGACAGCCGCATGGATGCCGACTGCAACCCATCGGAACCATTAGAGGTGTGTTTCGACTGGGGATCCTCGGCATCGTTCATGGAGGTGGCACAGCCCTCGCATTTCGACTGGACGACGAAGGCGCTCATCCCCGACCGCATCGTCGACAACACCATCAACGAGTTCTTCGTCAAGCGCGAGGAGGAACAGGACACTGAGGTCAATGCCCTCGTGGACCGCTTCGCCAGCTACTACCGCCACCACGCCAACAAACTCGTCATCTTCTACCGAGACCGCTATGGCGACGCACACCGCGCCAACAGCCGCAAGACGTACAACGAACTGGCCATAGCACGCCTGCAAAAGCACGGGTGGGCAGTGGAGACGCGCACGCACCGGGGCATGGAGCCGCCGCAACATGACAAGTATCTCCTCTGGTCATACATCCTCGCAGAGACCGACCGACGCTTCCCCATCAAGCGCTTCAACGCCCAGCGCTGCAAGTATATCCTCATCAGCATGAACAACACACGTGTCCGGCAGTCACCCTCCACCGGCCGCTTCGAGAAGGACAAACGCTCGGAACGCAACGACAGCATACTGCCCGAGGAAGCCACTCACTTCGGCGACGTCGTCGACAAGCGCATCTGGACCAAATACGGCGACCTGCTGCAGAAGCAGTACTCGTTTGTCGACATCCGCGTGTAGCGACACCTCGGTTGTCACCTCTCTTATTCCTCCACCTCTGCTTCTGTAATGGAACTCCGTGATGTCTGTCGCGGGGTTCTTTTTTTGTATTCTATAGTCACGATGCCGGGATGCCTTCGCCACTGGAGTTCTGAGGGCTGCGTGCGGGCACGCGGTGCTGCGCATGCCTCGTAGGTGAACTGTGCTCCTGCCCATGGACACTCCACGTCGGCTGCAGGGCAAGGGCTGCTGCCGCGGGCGCAGCCGGAGGTCATGGAGTTGTCGTCGTGAGTTTTCAGGGGGTGAATGAACAAACGACTTTTTCCGCTGCAAAGGTAATTCGCCGTCTTCCGCTGCAAGGATGTCCGGAGGACTTGGCTTCAATAATTATTTTCACACAAATAAGCCGTGCCCGGGGGCTGACTGATTTCTGCTGGCGCCCTGAAGGGTGAAAATAATTATCTGCGTCCTTGCACCGATGCACCTGGCTTACCTTGGCATAGCAACGTAAAAAATCTATTCATTCACCCCAAAAAACTTCATCACAATGACAACTCCCTACATGACCTCCAGCTTCCGCACCCGCAGCCACCGCCGTTGCCTCCTCAGCAACCAGTTCACCGTTGAGATCCAGGACTTCGACGGAGACCAGTTCACCTACGAGGTATGCGCCGAGTCGCACCACGAGGCAGCACGCGAAGCCCACGAACTGGCCTATGCCGACGGCATACAGATCAACATCATGACTATCTACGAATTCTAATGTTTAACCCCTTAACAATAACAGACATCATGGAAAAGAAGATGATCGTAGCAGAGATGGTTCAATCCAACAAGAGCAACAACCAAGTGTGGCACGTCCACGTCACCGGAGTCGACAACCCCGAACTGCAGGGCTACTGCAAGCAGCCACTCGCCGCCATACGCCTGGCCTTCATCCTGAAGCAACGCAGTGGCTTCACCATCTCGGACACCTCCCTGCAGACGCTCCGGCAACTGCACAAGGTTTCGAAGCAGCCCGCAGAGGTCGAGCAGCCGGCAGAACCCGAGGTCACTCCGACCGTCGGTTCTCCAGACGGGGATTCCACCCCGGCCAAGCAGCGCAAGACCCGCCGCACCAAGCGAGAGAAGGCAGCCCAGTGAGGCTGCTTTCTCCGTAATTGTATGACCAACTGAAAGGAGATACGGCCATGTTGAAGTACGCACTCTATGATTACATCCCCCGCCGGCAGCAGCGCCGGGCCACCTTTGAGCAGCAGGAGACGTGCCGCCGAATCCTCGACTTTAAGGACGGGCGCACCTACGCCAAGCAGTGGGCGGCCACGGAGATAGGACGAGCATTGCGCGCGGCTAAGCTCAGCGAAGTGGTCATCGTGTGCGTGCCGGCAAGCTGCCAGCACACCTACGTGCGACGCTACAAGAAATTCTCGCAGATGCTGTGTGCCATCCTCGGGACGGCCGACGGCTTCGATTGCATTGAAGTCATCGGCCATCGCAAGAAAGCACACCATGGAGCGACCAGGGACGAGCACCTGGTCCAAAACGTCGCCATCAGCAGCAGCCTGCGCGGACGCAAGGTGCTGCTCATCGACGACATCTACACCACAGGCGCGACATCGGATGCCTTCATCCGACGTCTCTGCGCCGTGGGCGCAATGGTCTGCGGTGCTGTGTTCCTGGGCAAGACCCGCCAACGCAGGACCGCATGACCAATAAGCTGCCGCAACCCCAAGGGGCTACAGAAAGTGTCGCGCCTACCGTTCCCGCCCACCCTGAGCCGTTCACAGTGGCCAAGGCCATTGCTCATGCCCGGGGACGGTAGGCGCGACACCACAGCGCACAAGCGCCACGCTCCTGCAGACACATCATCGCACAGATCACGCTCACACATCTTCTGACTGTCCACGCCTGCGCCGCGCATGAAGCTGGTGCCCGTGATTTGCACGGTGAAGAGTCTGCTGGGACTTGCCATCGAGAGCATAGGACTATGCACTCGACTATGCACCGCAACGCAGGACTGCGCCCGCGCTGCGGTGTAGGACAAGGCTTGCAGCACTGCGCTCTGATGCGGGCGCCCGCAGTTGTACCGAGGGGGGAGGGGTCCCCGTCATATTTCCTATATGACTGCGATGAGGGCTGCGGCGCGGCTTAGGGCGCGTCGGGCTTCGCTGTGAGAAAAAGGCCTCATTTCTTCAAAATGGAGGCCTGTTTTCCGCATACTCAGTGGGTTCTTCATTCCTTTTAACGTTCATTAGCTTTCGGCATTTCAGGGCGAACCGAAAGCGCCCTGCGCCGCTCCCAGGGCGTTGGAAGCGGCGCAGGTATTTTTCCACAGAAAGTGGTACGACATCGCACCTCTTCCAGTTCCTTTTTCCACGTTTTTTCCACAAAATTCCAATTTCTGAGCACAAATATAGTTAATTTTTGTGATGTCATGGTACAACTCAGGTACATTTTCGCTACATTTGCAGCGCAAATGAACCCTATGACATCCCGAACTATGGCAAAGATGAGTTTGAACAGCCTTTATCTTCAGATAATGGGCTTGAATAATTTCGCTCCAAAGGAGGACAGTGAGTCTGTGCATTTCGAGTTCCCTTCTATTTACGAAGAGGTCACGTATCAGACTACGACTATCGAACATCTAGAAACCGTCCCCTGTTAAGCCATGCCTGCACTGAATGAGATTATTGACATAATGGGCAAGATGCCTCCCAAGGATGTAACACCCTATCTTGTAGGAGAGTGTTCTCGCTATCTTAAAGAGGTTGCCCGACTGACACAGCGCAACGTCATCGCATATTACTCTGGATGGCTTCATGTGAATGCTGCAGGCGTGGAGATTGTAGAGACTGACAAGAATGCATTCATGAATGCCGTCTATAGGCAGGATCGCAGTAAAGGACTGGATCTGATATTGCATACACCTGGCGGTAATATCGCGGCGGCAGAGAGTATAGTGACCTATCTGAAGACCCTCTATCATAATGATATCCGCGCTATCGTTCCGCAGATATCCATGTCTGCCGGAACGATGATGGCTATGTCTTGCCGGGAAATCGTGATGGGAAACCAATCTTCTCTCGGCCCGATTGACCCTCAACTCGGAGGCGTTGCCTGCCAAATGGTCGTGGATGAGTTCCAGCGGGCTGTAGATGAGGTGACGGCCAATCCAGCCTCACTCGGACTGTGGCAGACTATCATCGGCAAGTACGTTCCTACGTACCTGACAACTTGCGAGGATGCCATCAAGTGGTCCGAGGAATTGGCGGAGAAATGGCTGAGGGATGTCAATCCAGATATTGACATTGACAGGATAAAGAACGTATTCATTAACCATGAGCACAGCTATTCCCATAGCAGGCATATCTCAAAAGAGGATTGCCGGGATGCCGGTCTGAACATTTCAGACCTGGAGTCAGACCAGGATCTGCAAGAAGCCGTACTCAGCCTTCACCATTATATGATGGTGCTCATAGAGAAGCATCGCATCACCAAAATTATCATGAATCATCAGGATCGCTCGTACGTACAAAGTGCAGCTCCTGCAACTGCTACATAGCACTCAAACTACATGCCCGGCACACTGTGTCGGGCTTATTTTGACACAAAATCACGCATTTTGCAGGCAGGAAAGTGAAATTCCTGCCTTTTTTCTTGCTCATTTCAGAAATTATCACGTACTTTGCCATCGCTAAACCACTTTGATTCCTCGGAATCCCGTCGAGCATCGGTCACCTGCTCACTCTCCTCGGTGGGCATTTGTTTTGCTCTAAGAGGAACCTCTCCGGCAAGGAGTACATGATAAAGGCGGCTGCCTACCCAACTTTTAGATTCGCTCTTCGGGGCCGAGACTCAAAGTGTGTTTAGCGACGGGGTATGGCAGCCGTTTCTCTGTCTATAACGCTAAACACACTTTGAGTATGGAAACAACATCCATCAACATGGGCTTCCAGCCCGCAAATGTTAAGGAAACGCCGATTTCCTTACACGTCTCCGATAACGTGTTTAGGATTCATGAGAATCTTAACACAAGAGTCCTGAGAAGGAAAGAAAATGCGATTAACGCTATTTTATTAGCGCTGAACGCTATTATCGAGCGCTGCACCAGTGCCGCCCTCACTCATCGAACGACGGTGGGAGGGGTGGCGCTGATGGGCGGCATGGTGCTGGCCACCGGAGCTGACAACATCCCGCAAGCGCTGCTGACGCTGGCCGCCTTCATGGTGGCCGGGGCGTGCCTCCGCGACAAGGAGGAGAAAGGGGGTGAGGCATGAATCTCTATTTCATAAAAGTTCAGACGTATAACTCCGTGAATAAGATGGGCAAGGAACTGGGCGAATATGTGCGCCTCAGATATGACCATGCCCTTGTACCCGAAGATCTTTTCCCTGAAGTGGTCAAGGATCTGAAAAGGAAACAAGGCGAACTGGAAAAGAAGTATCCAAGATGCAAGCCCTTTGAACGCCACGAATACATGTTTAAAGATTATTACGACCTCAATAGCCCACACATATACGTGAAACCGCAGAACAACTACAACGACAACATCGTTTACAGCCTGAGCACCACTGTCGTGCGCAATGTCGCCGATCAGGAAGAGCCCGAACAGGCCGGAAACCCGATTCAATCCCTAAACACTGAAGATCATGAGTAAGAATAATACAGAGGAGCCGCAGAGCGTGACGGTGGCCATGGGCCACTATAAGATACAGTTGAACGAGGAGCAGGTAGAGGTGCTGGCACTGCTGGCCGAGGATGACTGGGCCGCGGTGCGCGAGATGGTGAGCTTCGGTGATGCAGTAGTCACCGCTCTAGCACTGGGCGACCAGTACCGCCCCAGCGACGAGGGTGCTGCCGCCGCCGTGCGCGTGGTGGCCGACATGAAGCAACTGTTGTACTCAATGATAGGAGATAGGTCGTATGGGCAATTCCAATAAGAAACTGAATACGGAGCAGTCCGCCAAGGGCGGCGACTGCCTGAGCGACAAGGAACTCTTCCGTAAAATGATTGAAGACTTGTACCAGCCTCACGACGATATTCCCGGGCACGAGGAGACGCGACAGCTGGTGACAAGCCGCGACCTCCAGTACCGCTACCGCGACATGTGCACGGTGTCGGTAAGCACAGTGGCCAGTGTGATGCAAGAACTGGGCTATTCATTCACGTTCGTTACTGGAATCCCTTATTGGGTGGTCTACGACAAATTAGAATGAAGGCGGACGTGTCCCACCTGTAGTTTGATATGTCTAACTATCTTTGCACTGGCTAAAAAATTTTTTTGTAGTTTGTTATAAGGTTTATTACAAGGGTGCCGTCCGTGAGGATAGCACCCTTTTTCTGTCCCACGGAAATGACACCGTTTATTATACCTTTGCGGTGAAAAGTAATACAAGTGACACCTCAATTATATATATGTACAATATGAGTGAAAAAATAAAGCGCGAACGCTGCCGGATGTGCACCTGGTTGTTCATCGCTTGTTTCGTGCTGTCGGTGGCGCTGATCGTCGGCGGTTTCTTCGTGCCGCCTATGGGTGTGATTGACGGCAGTGTCCTCACAGCAGTCGGCGAACTCATCGCCTTCCCCGCCCTTGCCTTCGGCATGCGAGCAGTGGAACTGGGCTATGCCCTACGCCTACACCATGGCGAGACAACATTAGAAATCAATAACGAAAATGCCATAGATGTTTAAGATAAGGTTTATAAGGTTTATTTGGTGTTTGATGGCTCTGCTTGCCGGGTTCCTGCTCGGCGGCAGAGTTTCTCAATGCTCTACTGAGGCACCGACCGTGGAGCTTCGCATCGACACGATGTGGTGCCATGACACGATTGTCAAGCTCGGCCCCGTGCTCGTCTGGGAAGAGGTCCGCGAAGTGCCTGCCGACATCGACACTATGGCTGTTGTGCAGGCCTACTACACGACCCGCGTCATGGCCGACACTTTCCGGCTGAAAGATATGGCCGAGGTACACATCGTGGATACCGTCGTCGAAAATAAGATCGTGGGGCGCTATATCGACTATGACCTGGCACACCTGAACGTCACTACCTCCGTACATGGGACAGCTACACCACGCCTGGCGCTGAGCATAGGCGCACAAATGGGCACTGAACAGGCGTCACTTATGGCAGGCATACGCATCCGACGCACCGAGATCCTCGGAGGCTATGATTTCCGCCTGCACGCCCCTAGCATCACTTTGAAATACGATATCCTGAAATGGCGATAGCTACCACCTCACTCAATAATGCCTACTTCGTGCTCGACGTGCCCGACGTGCGCTGGACCTCTGCTGCAGACGGCAAGAGCGTCCGCGTGACCATCGTGCCGGAGAATGGCGAGAGCGTACAGTTCACGGAGGACTATACTGCAGACGCCGATGGAGCCATCACCCTGCGGGGCCTGGCCGAACTCATAGAGAGCTACGTGAAGCCCTGCCCCACTCCATTGCGTCAGGATCTCGTCATCTCACACGGCGTTTGGCTGGCGACGGTCGTCAGGGCATCGTTCACAGCTCAGCTGTTCGACGAGGAGGGCAATACGATAGCGCCCAACTTCCACTCCTATGCCTACTATGCCTCGCAGAGGACGAAGGTTACGCCTGGCGCAACAGCCATCTGGCTCACACGCTATACGGACCGCACGATCAGCCCAGTCCAGCCCATCACGCTCTCCGTGCTCATGCGCAGCTCACTGACGGCTCGCTTCGTGGTGGAAAGCGTGAGCGACGGACTGATCAGCACGACAACAGTTGCCATCGCCCTGCCTTCGAGCGCCTCCGTGGCCGGTACAGCTCCTGCCTATGCTGCCGTGGTGCACTATACCCTGGCCGACCTGGCATCGGCTGCACACGTTGGTGCATCAGAGGTCAGACGCGTTGTGGCGGAACTGATGAGCGGCGGCAGCGTTGTGGACAGCGTGACCTACCACATCGACCATCGGCACCGACCACAGCTGCACATAGTGGCCTTCGCGAATTGCTTCGGCATGCTCGAGACGGAAGCGCTGAGCGGGAGCGACGAACGCACTACGACAATGGACGCGGAATATGCCTGGATCGATCGCGAGTACGACAAGACGAATCAGGCACTGGTGACTGCCGACCGCCTCTGCGCCGGACATATCAGCGACGCACAACGGCAGTCGCTACAGGATCTCGCCGCTTCCCCGGAAGTGTACCTGTGTCATGACAACGGTACGGACTGCTGGGACAAGATGACCGTCGTAGACCTCGAGATGTCTGACCGCCGACCACGCACCTCCCCGCAGACGGCCTACGTCACCCTGCGACGTAGCGCACGACATCAGGAAGTGGTGGACCGCACTGGCAGCACCGATGAGGGCGACCACCGCGACCGCATATTCGACTACACGTTTGACAATACGTTCAATTAATATGGAGAAAACGTTATTCAGATCACAAGTGCTCGACGAGCTAGACGTGCGCTTCCGCCCGGACGGACGTCGCCGTATCTTCTCAATCAAGTTCGTCACGGCCGAAGGAAAGCTCATCTACTTCCCCCAGGCATACGCCTGCGGCGCCGGACGCATGAACAACAAGGTCTTCCGCGTGCGCGGCGTCCAGGCCTGCGACTGCCAGGGCAATCCCGAACCCGGCATCCACGTCTATCCCGTCCGAATCTATAACATCGTTATGTACAATGGACATCCTGTTCAATAAAGAGGGGACGCCCCTGATGATGCAGTCCTCCGCCGTCTTCGGCGAGAGCACCGGGCGCCCCGACAACTACGAGGTGCGCAAGCGCGATATCCTGGCACCCTTCGAGCGCCTGCAGACCTCCTACCTCGAATGGGAGGGCCACCGCATACTGCAGTGGGGTCCCGACAACGACTTCCCGCGCCACGCAGCGAAGGTCGTAGGTGAGACGTCGGTGCTCAACACCGGCCTGCGATTCCTGCGCAACCTGACACTGGGCCAGGGACTGTTCGCCTGCCGCATCGAAGGCTACGATGAGAAGGGCAACGAACGCCTGAAGCCCGTTGAAGATCCGCTGCTCACCTCCCTGCTCGGCAGCCGCATGGTGCGCCGCTTCACCGAGGCCGCCTCACGCGACTACTTCAAGACGGGCTGCTCGCCCGTGGAACTCGTGCCCGACGCCACAGGGCAGCGCATCATCGGCCTGAATCCGATCAATGCACTGTATGCCCGCCAGACAGTACCCGATGCCGTGGGGCGATCGAAGTGCATCGTCAGCGGATGCTGGCCCAGCCTGCCCGCCACCATTGAGGGCGACACACCGCGCGTGCTCGACACCCTCATGGACTACGACCCGCAGCTGGAGTACGACACCCGGCGCCTCCGTGGGGCGCTGAAGCAGCCGCTGGTCTACCTCCTGCGCGACAGCTGGAGCAACCACGACGTCTATGCCGAACCCGTCTGGCTGCCCGCCTATGTACTCGGATGGGTGGACATCGCACAGCAGGTGCCCAAGTTCTTGCAGAAGGCCTACAAGAACCAGATTACCTGGAAGTGGCACGTACAGATCCCCTACAGCTTCTGGGACCGCCGCTTCCCCCTGCAGGATTACAGCAACCTCGGGGCCTCCGGCTTAGCGAAACGCAAGGCCGACATACAGAAGTACATGGACGACATGGAACGCAACCTCACCGGAGTGGAGAACGCCGAGAAGCCCCTGATGACGATGTACGCCGTCAACGAGGCCAACGGCAAGGTGGAGGAGGAGTGGAAGATAAATGCGCTGGACAACAAGTACAAGGGCGGCGAGAACCTCGTCACCTCCGCTGCGGCCAACTCCGAGATCCTCTTCACCCTGGGCGTGAACCCCAACGTCTTCGGCGCCGGAATGCCGGGCGGCACGTATGCGGGCAATCAGGGCGGCTCCAACATCCGAGAGGCTTTCCTGGTGAACATCGCCAATGCCTGGGTGGACCGCCAGAACCTCCTCGACCCCATCTACCTGATGCTGCGCTCATGGGGTTACGGCGACGACATACAGCTGCGCTACCGCAACACGATCCTCACCACCCTCGACACGGGTGCCGGAACCAAGAAGACCCTGAGCTAAATGAAAATATTAAGTCGTAAAATTGTAAATTCCAAAGATGTTCTTCTCAAAAGATAATTGGAACAACGGTCAGGAGATGAATGCCGTCATCCCGGTCTCCTCCGCACTCAGCTTCGAGAAAGTCTATTCCTCCCTGCAGGCGGCCGATGAACTCTACCTCATCCCCGTCTTCGGCTCCGCCTTGATGGCCACCTTCCGCAGCATATATGATAAAGAGGACAAGAGCGGAGATGAGAAGCAGCTGCTGCAGGTGTTGCAGGCTGCCGAAGCCAACCTGGCCTACTACACTAACTTCGATGCCCTGCAGCTGCGCATCACCGACCAAGGCTTCCAGCGACAGCAGACAGAGAACTTCGGCAGCCCCTACAAGTATCAGGAGGACCGCCTGCGCCAGACCTTCAAGAACCGGGGCTTCAACGCCATCGACCGCATCCTCGACCTCCTCGATGCCAAATTTGCCGAACTGGAGGGCTACGCCGAGATGCCCGTCCACGCCACCACCCACACGGATATCGTGCAACGCACCGCAGAGGTGAACCGAGTACATTTCATCAACAGTTCCCGCCTTGTGTTCCTGCGCCTGGTGCCCATCCTGACGGCCATCAGCCACAACGAACTGCGCCCACTCTTAGGCTGGCAGCTCTACACCAAGATGCTGAAGGCCCTCGACGCTGGTACCGCCAAGGACGAAGTTCCCGCCGCGTCAGCGTCGGGCGACCCTTCCCGTACCTACGAGGAACTGCGACAGCAGTGCATCCCCTTCGTCGTGAAGAAGGCCGTGGCACAGCTCCTGCGAGAGACAGGATCCATCACCGACAGAGGACTATACTTCATCGGGCAGGCTGCCGGAAGTTCCGACAACCAGACCGCCACCCCGGCCACACGCCGCGAGGCACACGACGCTGCCGCCATCGCCGAGGCAGAGGCGCAGCGCAACGCCGACACCCTGCTCGCCTTCATTGAATGGAAATGGCCGGAATACTTCAGCGGCCACCAAAGCGACGTTTTCAAAAGAGACAACAACGATAAAAAAAGTTTTTGGGCATGAAAACCATCCGATTTGAATACCGGGAACACGGCAGCGTGAAGTACCACACCGCCAATATCCCCGAGTCACTCAGCGAGGCCACCGGCCAGCAGTTCACAGCGCTGCTCGCCCTCTCACAAGGGCGCATCGCAGAGCAACAGTTCTTCATCAACTTCTTCGGCATTCCGGAGAAGCTGCTGCCGCTACTGGATCTGTGGCAACTCTACGTGCTGACGGACCAGCTGCGAGACATCTGGAAGGTGGACAGAATCGACCACTTCCCCATCCCCGAGATCCTTATCCCATGGGACAAAAAGGAGCGGACGAAATCCCTGCACCTCATGGCACCCGCCGCACAGCTGAAGGGCATGACCTTCCAGCAGTTCATGACCGTGGACCAGTTCTACCAGTGGTACGTCTACACTGGCAAGGCCCAGTACGTGCTCTCCATGGTAGCCGCACTGTACCTCGAGAAGGACAAGCCCTTCGCCGAGCTGGACATCCAGTGCGTCACCGACCGTCTGGAGAATTACCCCGACCGCTGGGTGCTCGAAGGACTGGCATTCAACTGGGGCATGATCCGCTCCTGGCTCAGCGGAGCCTATCCCCATCTTTTCCCTGCTGCAGAGGTACAGGAGAATAATGACACCAAGCCGCGTCCCATCAAGCAGCGCCCCGGCTCGTGGCTGAACATCTTCGACACCCTCGTGGGCGATGACCTCACGCGCATCGAGACCTACAAGGATCTCCCCTGCATGGACGTCATCCGTATCCTCGACAAACGCATCAAGCAGCAGAAAGCATGACCGTCAGAGAGTACTTCGAGCTGCTGGCCACCGAGCACACGATGGTGAGGCACCGCCCTGAGACGGAGCCTCATTTCGCCTGCTCCATGGACGATGCCGCCACACTGATGGCCCGCCGCCTCCATTATCCCGCCGTCTTCCTCGATGAGGGCGACATGGTGGTCACGGGAACCGCTGATGGCGAACTGCTGCAGCGACAATACGGTCTGGCTTTTGCCACACACGTGCAGGACTCTGGTAACGAAGCGGAGAAGGAAGCCGCTTTCTTGGCCACAGAGACTATCATGATTGATTTCCTGACACGTATGATCCGTGATAAGAGCAAAGGCCTGGCACCCGTCCGTCGTTTCTCTCCATTTGGGGCTGAAGCCCACCGAGTCGAGCTGGCCGATGCTGGACTCTACGGCTGGTTGCTGCTCTTCACACTCGACACCAACCTCTGCACGGTCGACAGCCATAACTTCGAATGATTACACCTGAGCAACTTGCACTACTCCTGCAGAAGGCTTCCATCGTCGCCAATGAGACGGAAACCGAAGCGAACGACGCGAACCGAATAGGTACGTTGTTCGCCGACATCATCCGTGCCCTGGGTGATGGCATGACGAGGGCTGAGGTCGAGACGCTGATCAGCGAGATAGGCAAGCTACTGTTCCTCTCCAAGAACCAGACAGACACGGCGAAGGGATTCATTACCTTCGAGCAGGGGCTGAAAACGATCAGCGACATCACCATCGGTGACTTCATAGCTTCGATATGGGGCGGCGTGGGTGCTCAGATCACCAAGGACGGAGACGCCAACGTGCGAAACCTGACCGTCAGAGAAGGGATGACGGTGTTCGAACTGATCATCAATCGCCTCCGGGCTCTCGATGGAGATCAGATGTTCACCGAGACTGATACGGTGGAAAGTGTGGAGGACCTGACACCCGAAGAGACTGATATCTACAAGAAGGTGTACCGCTTGCATCTGAAAGATGAGTGGGAAGGATACATCACAGCACAGCGCGAGTATAATATCATCAAGGCGATGGTCAATACGCTGCCTGGCACACAGGCTGGCGTGAGCAATGTCACAGAGGCCCAGTCGAACGGTAGCTCAGGACAGAACAAATACTACATAGCTTGGTTCCTGATTCGGTCGGATCTGCAGGGCGGTGTGAATGCCGTAGCAGGCAATAACTACATCGATGTGACGCTCTGGCCTAACACCACCATGGACCCGACCAACGGCGTCAGCGTGAACTACGCACCCTGCGAGCTGATGCGCCTGGCCCGATGGGGTAACACCGTACACGAGGAACAACAGTCATCGTGGTACGTGAGCAGCACCGAAAGACGCCTCATACACCTCGAAGGGGTCGTCCGGCCTACACTTAACAGAGGAAACTACGGGGTGGTCGTCGGCAAAGCTCCGGACTGGATCCTGAACGACTCCGCCTACGGCATCGAGCCGTACCAGAACTGCGTCTACACCAAACATATCTTCTCCGAACGCTTCCAGCAGGTAGACGTCCAGGGCGTCATGATCGCAACTATCGTGGACCGAGGTCCATGGGTGCAAGGAGGCCTGTACTACTACAATGCCACCAACCCGGCGACGGGCGTCTACGAGACATCTGACGTATGGCACAACGGCATACGCTGGCGCTGCCTCGTCAATGGTACGACTGACGAGCCCTCATGGTGGTCGACGGGATGGATGGCCATCGAAGGGGATATGTCGCTGAAGATGGGATTCTACGATACCAACGGTGTACCCCTCCGACAAGCTGCCGTGCGCCGAGGACATATCAGCATAACAGTGGTCCCGCACGTATTCGCCCTCGGAGATGACATCTCCAGTTCTATACCTGCAGGCGACTGGCAGTGGACGCGGCAGAGCGGGAACACATCGCTCGACACTGGATGGAACACCGCTCATCAGACAGGACGGAACCTGGTACTGACAGATTCCGATATCCCGAGCGGATGGAACGGGGCAACACCGCTCACCTTCACCTGTACAGCCACGGTAAATGATGGCACACAAAACGTATACAACCTGATTCAATTCGCATAGATATGGCAATCCTTAATACACTCGAACCGCTTGTGCTGACTACACAGCGCACACCGCTGACAGTGGCCCTGTCCATCGATCAGAATGGACAGCCCCTGCAACAGCTGGTGGACATCACCTCGGCTGCCAATAACTATTTCCCGTCTCGAGACACATCGCCGCTGGTGCTTACGCCGGTACTGACAGCCGTGGATCCTGAGACGCATGAGGCCCTCACACCAAGCATCAACGTGTATTGGTTCGTGTCGGTTAACGGTGGCGCAGAGACGCTCATCACTAACACCGACCCTAATCAGGCAGACACGCTGGACCAAAGTGCCACCGATGGATTCACGCTCGATGGTAATGAGCTCATTGTAACGCGCAACGTTCCTCCGACTACGCCTGTACAGATACGTTGCGAGGTGACGTTCACGGATGTGTCACGAAATGAGACATACACCATAGGGCAACAGGTGCTACTCTGCTCGGAGAACAATCCTGAGCAGCATATGACTATTGACATCCTCACACCTCCTGCCGTGAAGTATGACCCCTTCCGCGATGCATCATCTACACGGGTGTTCACTGCAGAGGTACGCAGAGGTGACGAAATAGTGTCTTCCGGCATCAAGATATTCTGGTACCTGGACGATGTACTTATCAACCCGTCGGCCGATGACTGTCCTCTCTGCTATGTGAGCGGTCAGAACACTTCTACTCTCACGCTGAATGCAGAATACGTGGACAAGGTGTCGGTGTCGGTACGCATCGCTGACAGTGCCACGGCTGTTGCACCTAACCAACCTTGCATGGCGGTGCGCACGCTGTTGTGGGATCTGCCACGCATAGACGGGTCAGTGTATTCGGCCAACGGAAATGCCGTGCGCCAGGATATGGAGATGATGACCTTCGAGGCACTGCTGAAGGTACGCTCGATGGATATCCCGGTAGCCAAGAAGAGCTACCTCAGGATAGGCTGGCGCAGGAAGGGTACATCGTCATCTACGGTCACGGCATGCGGAAACGGATGGGTGCGCGAGCTGCCTGCCTCAGACCTGCGGCAGAGCGGTAACGTGAACTCTGTGGTGTATGCCGTAGCGGAAACCCTCGGTGCGTATCACGCCGTGGCAAGCGGTAACAACGTCATTGTGGACGGGAATGGGAAAATAGTTGTCGAACGTAAACCTATATCATAATGAAAGCTGAAACGTATTACAAGGTCACCGCTCAGGTGGCCGTTCGCACGGGAATGACCCGCACGCTCTACCGCACCGCGGATGGGCATTATGTATGCAGCGCCCGTGACCTTCGCGGCATACGCCTAGAACCTGAAGAGTATATCACCGGCATCGAAGGCTTGGAACGCATCACCTATGAAGAGGCACAGGCACTCATCGAGGAGGGTGGACGCACGCTGGGTGTGCAAGCTTCCGACCTGCAGCCTGCCGTAGAGGAAACTTCGGATCCTGAGGAGGAAACTTCGGAACAGGAGACGGAAGAAGAGCCCGAGGATATTCCGAATGAGGAGGAAAATCCTGAAAACGACAATGACGAACCTTCTAACGACGAAGAAGAATGAGCACTATATCAGATAGATTTTTCGTGACGGCCATCGAGGATGGCACGAACGTGGCCGCTGAGCTGCGCAGCACTCAACCCCTGCGTCAGTCTGTTTCGAACAGCGGTATAGTTCCTAACTGGGAAACGGAGGTGGCATCACAGCCTACGGTGTACTGCATCGCACGCAATGGCGGCGTGGTGACAGTTCCCAATGCAGGGAAGTGGCTCTATAATGATATGGAGCTTACCTTCGACAGCACCACGCACCTTTCCACGAACACAGGGTATGTGGGCGTGTTCCAGGAGACAACGCACACTTACACAGTAGGGCAGCAAAACTACTCGCTGCCTGCGGTAAAGATCGTCAAGAACCTCGGCAGCGCCAACAACGTGGACATGGACGTGATATCGTACCAGGGACAGATCGTGGTGTCGAACACGTCGCTGAGCTTCGACGTATCGCTCCCCATCGCCATCACAGAACTGAAGTCTGCGGGATATCAGGGGGTACTGCTGTTCGACACCACGAGCGGGCGTGGCACGTCCATCACAACGAAGACGGGCAACGGATCGTCCGTGCGCATCCTTGCGAAGATGTACAACAACGCCTCCCAATATACGGGACAGCATACGTGTAAGTGGTACTTGAACGAGAGCTCCACGGCCTTCAAGACTACAACCGGCACGAGCGAGGCTGCTCACTATGCTGACGTCACGGAGGCTATGGTGACGGACTATGCCATCCTGCGCTGTGAATGGTATGACACGGCGTCCACTCCCAACCTGCTGTGCTCTGCCTTTATCGGCATCGACGATGAGCAGGATCCCGAAAAGCTGTGGATAAGCTACGGCACCGGCAGCGGCATAGCCAACGGCAACAGTGCCAGCCTCCGTAAGGGCGAGAGTGTGGAGTTCGTGGTATGGGTGGGCAAGCAGAGCGACCCCACCTACGTCGATACTGCCTACACGACATTCTCGGCTAAACTGCTCGATGCGGAAGGGCAACCGCTCGCCAGTACCACGTTCAACGACGGCGATTCAACAACGAACGCTTCCGGCGTTATCGATATCACCGACTCACAAAACGCCAACCACGGCAAGATTCGCCTGACATGGTATGATGCCAACAGCTCTGGAGGTAACATCACTGGTATTGTCATAGCTCAGTAGTATGTCTGTCATCACTGATACATTCGTAGTTACTGCAAGGGTGGACGGCACATCGCCTGTCTATCTGGACCTCGATAACGATAATGACTCTATCATCATCAACGAGGCCGGTCAGATGATCATCCCTAATGGAACGACCATCGCCAAGCTGTTCGTAGGTAGCGAACAGGTGACGTCAGGCATGATGTGGGATGCGTATTACAACGGCATCGCTATTTTAGGCGGGAACCCACAGAACTCCTTCCGTGTCCTCGACGAAGGTGACGTCACGGAGAGTGGCGTGTACATCGGAAGGGAATTCGATATCGAAGATTTAGACACGCTCACCGAGGGGCATTACTCCATCGAGATTGGATGTACTTATCAGGGGCATCGCTATACTGCGATATGGAGTATCACCATCATGAAGGGACTATCGAAGATGGAGATCAACGTGACTCCTTCCGTGGTGGCCTACAATGCTTCGACTGCTGTCCTTTCACATTCTTCCTTCGTCATCAAAGCCAAGCTGAAGGAGCAGGACGGTACTACGAATCTTACCACGCTGCCGTCGGGATGCTCGCTTCGATATTATACCGATGCTTTCATAGGCACGCCTTCGAAGACAAACGGCACCGCTTTGAACTATTCCGGTGGGCAGGCTTCATTGAGTATCGATGGCCAGGATGCTGACTACTACAGCTTCTACCGCTTCATCCTGTGGGATGCTAATGGCTTAATCGCTGATGAAGAAACGGTACCGATAGCGAAGTCGTCGAATGGTGGACAAGGTCCGAAGGGTGATGATGCCATAGCGTATGACATCAACACCAACATCAATCAGATCGTAATACCTACCGACGAAGCTTCGAAGGTGGTCAGTCTGAGCGGCACCTTCAAGAAACGTGTGGCTAACGCCGCAGCGGCCAATGTGTCGCTCTACCGCGTGGTGTCTTATAGGAACAAGAACGGCAACTATCCCACAACGCGTAATGCCATTCCTCTCTTCGGGGATTCGTCTGCAGCCAATTCTTTTTCCATTGCCAGCTTCACCGCGACCGACGCCATGGACGCTGTGGTGGTGTTCGTGTATGCCACCAACAACTTCACCACATCTGATTATTATAACGACGGGAAATACCTTACTAAGAAGGAAATTCCCATTCTGAAAGACGGTGATTCCGGCAACGATGGTGAGGATGGTAATGATGGTGAAGACGGTAACGGCATCGTGAGCAGCGTGACTCAGTATCTTCGCACTATACAGCCTGCAGGTGTGACGGCTTCAACCGTCGGCGACTGGGGTGCTTATGCTGAACCTACTGAGCAGCTGCCGTACTTGTGGCGGCGCTCTATTACAACGTATGAGCGCAACCTGGGCACCAGCGGAACGAACGTGGTGAAGACTTGCGAGCTCATCAAGACGTATCAGGCTGGCATCGGCCAGAACTTGCTCGAAGGAACATCGTTCTCAGATATGTCCATCGTCAAACGATATTGGACGCTCGGCAACTTTGCTTCGCTTCCGGTCTTCGACGGATTCTCACACAAGGTCACCGAGACACGTTATGCGCTGTCATCATCGTCAAGCGTGAGACCTTCGTCGTTCGATTCGCATTATCCTGATGTCATTCCAGACGGGTATTACCTGTGGGAGTTTGAGATTATATACTATGTGATGAGCGGCCATACTGTTACATATACATCACAGATGCAGTATGCCGTCAGCTCATCACAGACCGAGTTCCTGCAGGTGACAGGCAAGGGATGGCGCACCTCTATATATGCAACCGAGGCGGGAGAATACCTATGGCGTCGACGTGTGTACACGTTCAAGGAGAACGGATCCACAATAACGGCAGGAACTTCGGACCAGGATGTGCTTCGCTATACCATGCGCCAGCGATCAACGGGATATGGGTTAAATGGTATTGGCATCATCGGCGAAGGCGTCCAAGGGAAAAAGGCTCTGCTCTCATCGGTACAGTTCGGCCCGACGAATATTGGCGATGGCCTTGTCGCTCTCGAGAGATCGTTCAACCTGAAACCGGGTGTCTGGTATACGCTTTCCTTCTTTGCAAAGCGGACATACACAACACTCAATAGTGCGAGCACGAGCAGGTGGGATACGTACAAGGCGCTGCGCTTTTCGTTCAACTATCCTGATAACGTGGTTGACACTACGGCTCCTTACTACGTGAATGGCGTAGAGACTACTTCCGATGCTCATGGAACGGTAGAACTACAGCTGGAGAGTGAATACAAACAATATGTAATCACATTCAAGGCCTGTACCTTCTCCGGTTCTCGCGCTCCTTCAGTGCGCTTCCTGCAGCCTGCTACTGGCGGCTCGAACTATCATAGTGAACTGGCAGTGTGCATGCCGAAGCTGGAAGAAGGGATGCTGCCGACAGGTTGGACGGACACCGCTAATGGCTATCGCACGGAAGCGAAGCCTATACCCAAGAATGCAGGCGAGTTCACTCCAGGAACAACGTACAGCGTGACAGACTATGGTTATCCTTATGTGTGGATGCCTTCAGAGAACGCTTCTTCAGGCAGAGTGTACTACATGCTGCTGTGGGGGTCGTTCACAGGATCTGCCAGCAAGACGCCTGCGAACAATCAGAAAGGCAACAGCGCCGGTACCGGGCAGTGGCTGCAGGTGCCCTACGACGCCATCCGCATGGTGGAGGTGCTCATTGCCAACGGTGGTAAGGTGGGAAGTGCCGTATTCTGGGAAGAGTTCATGTTCTCGCAGTATGGAACGAACGCCAACGGCATACCTACCATGGACTACGGCATGCCTGTACAGGCCGGTGGCTCTTTTTCGCCGAACTTCCTCGTCAACTTCCTGACTGGAGACTTCTATGCGAGAACAGGATATTTGAGCGGATTCACACGCCGCGTGCCGACTATCCTCACTCCAAGGACGGATGTCTGCTCTCCAAGGACAAGTATCTATGACCACTCCGTCAATCAGACCTCTGGCATCATAGAAACACCGTCACCTCGTCGCACGTTCCTGATACCGGACATCGGACGGTGTGGAGCCTGGATCGTATTTGCTGACGACAACGACTACACGTTTGGTTATCGCGTCAATGATGACGAGTGCGATGGCGGGGTTCTACTTGAACTTCCTTTCATGGAGAAGTTCCACCTCGCCTATGACTATGACGACAGTGTGGACAGAAACTTCGTGCCGGCCCTGCAGCGCTGCAATAATTGGTCATCATCGGTAGCCGAGACAAATGGCCGCGTAGAGATTGCCAAGGCGCTGAGCTATCAAGGCTGCAAGGTGGAAATCACCAACCTGTCTCAGCAGGATATCTACATCCGCGGCCTTCGTGGGTACAAGTGGGGCGCATATCGCCAGTACCACATTCAGAACTCATGGGAGACTTTCGTTCTTGGGCAGAACCAAACAGTCATCGCCACCTGCTCATCCTATGGTGTTGGTAAAGAGGGCGACACTGGTGCTCAGATGACAGATGCCCATATCGCCTGGGAAGTGGAATCGTATATCATCAATATAGACCTCACACTGGAGGCTCTTAGAAATTCGCTTAATTAATAACTCTAAAACAATAAAACAATGGAAACTACACCTCTCGCAACCGCGCTCACCACATATCTGAGCGACCCCGCTAATGCAAAGGCTATGATGCAGACCCTCGTGGCTGCTGCCTGCGCTTCTTCATCTGACAATGCCGGTGCAACCGCACTCGGTGGTAACTATGTTCACCTCCTCGTTGACAAGTCAACAGGTGCCGTTAAATTCCGCTCCGAAGCTGACGATGCAGCAGTTGCCTCGGGAATAGGGAACATTATATACAGTAAAATCGATAGTTCAAACGAGGATCTAAAAGAAGATTTTGACAACTATTTCTTAGGCATGAGATCTCCTTTAATTCATTTTGTTCTCATGAAAGTATCAGGCGCTACATGGCTCGTTTTTGGGTATAAACTCTCGGATAAATGGGGAATATTCTACAGGGTTTATTATTCATTTTCAAATATCGAACTATTTTACACGATGAGAAATGGCTCCTCAGTTTTATATGTATAATCCTCAATAGAACGTAAAGTCACTCGAATAAACTCTGCAAAACGTCTTAATGCTTGTATTGTAGAATGAAAAAGACTCGAACATAGCATAACCAGCTGCAAGTTTATATCCCAAAATAAAAAGAGAACCTCCTGCCTTAACATGAAGGAAAATGAAACAATCATTAGGGAGTTTTGGATAAATCTCATTTTGGAAGAGCGATGTGCTCCATGTTCCGCTTGCACCTTCATATAGGATATATCTTATTCCACCTATTCCCGAGGCGAGCATTGTTCACTCGCCTCGGGAGTAGGAAAGTTAAGATACTCCAATATTAATTGTACGTCCAACGCTACATGGGAAGACGAATTCGTAGAATGGTTCGGGAATCAACCCGCATATACAATGTTTTGTGGAATGCTAGATAGGAAATCTCCAACCGTAGCTTACATCGGATATCAAGGATCTAAAGGATATGGTATGTTTTTTCTGCTATCATATGGGAGCCATAATGTTCAGCGTCTTTGCGTTTTTAGCGGAGGAAAGGCGACCTTCTAGAGAAGATTGCTTGTTAATTGATATTTACCGTTGCCTCTCCACCATATACTCGAAATCCCACTTGCCAGCCTGATCCACCATAATCATGGTACATAAATTGCCCGTATTCACTCGTTCCTCTGAATCCAAATAAGACCTTGTGCGTGCCTGTTCCCATCAGATAAATAACATGAATACTTCTATCTGGAAAGCTATTATACAGCGCAACTAATTCAGCCTCCATTTTCGCCCTTGTTGTGTTTAAGTAATGGTATTTTATTGGCCCTACTTCCGAGGCGAGCATTTTCAACTCGCCTCGGAAGTAGGACAACTTAGATTTAGTTGGCTTCAGTACACAACAGCAGAAGAACAGACTGCTTTTCCTGAATGGTATGCAGCGCAACCTAATAACACCCTGCATCTGTGTGTATTAGTTCGCTCTGGTGGTTGTTTCATGCTCATTGGTTATCGTTACACCGAGAAATACGGCGCATTTTTGAGGTATAGTTACAGTAATCCTGGAACCCTTCAGAAATATTGTAATATATCAAACGGTGTGTTCAGTTTTTAAGTCACGATAGAGAATGCTTCGCTAAAAGCAAGAAGATTCAGCGTTCGTTTGACATTAGCATTATTTGTGATTTTTAGAGTCCCCCATGTATCACCTTTTGCGGCAACGAATTTTGAATCATTACTATGATATATAGTCCCAAAAGACGAGCCTCCCAACCGACAAAGTTCAAGTGTCGTACCCATCTGCGATAACATAAAGACAAAGCCATATCGAAGTAACAGCGTTAGCGTTTCTCCACTTTCCATGGAGATACTCAATTTATATAGCAAAAGAGTATTCATTTCCGAGGCGAGTAAACAATGCTCGCCTCGGGAGTAGATATTAATAAAGGTGCTGGCATTTCCGATTTTGATGAAGTAAAATATAATTATTTTACATATATTCCCTCTGCAGCCAATATACAACATTCACCCATCAGTTGGGGGTGCATTTTCACAGTACTTATGGTCAATAAGTATTTCGGCATACAATTGATTTTCTCGGGCTCCGGGAACAGCTATTTCTGGAGAACATGTTGGTCAGGGAACTGGACGGGATGGGTTCAAGTGTAGCTTTTCATTCACTCGCCTCGGGAATAGGTGGACTGAAATATGTATTATTTATTGGTAATACTTGGAATTCGTCAACCTTCGAAGAACTTTTTGCAACTCTTAATAGGGGAATCTATGTTATTGAAGTTCGCGCGAATGGCGGAACTGAACTTTATATAGGAATAAAGCATAGCGGCAATTTTGGAGTATTTGCGAGAATGCACTATTATAAGGATGGAGTTATACCATATTGTAGAATTAACGGAGGCGTTTTCATTTATAACTAAGACATTTATGGCGCAATCTTTAGATAACGAACAGTACTTTTTCTAAGTGCTGTGAGTTTTATTATCGAAGAATCACAAGAAACGTCAAAAGTAGTGTCCCCTGCCATTTGCACTAATTTATTTGTTTTGTATCCCTTGTAAATCACTCCAGCACAATAATAATTAACCACAAAGAACACTATGCCCCAATCTCCAGTAAAATGAATCTCGAGAGAGTCACCCTCTTCTATTGGAGTCCAAGCCTTCCATACATCTTGTTCCGAGGCTACTTAAATGCCTTCTTCAGCGCCTTCCTTAGTTGGCGGGTGTCTGTCTCGGCATAGGTCTCGGAGGTGGTGACGAGCTGCTCATGGGCGAGCAGCTGCTGGATTTCCTGCATCGAGAGGCCTGATGCATTGAGCTCGGTGGCGAAGAAATGGCGAGCCGCATGGAAGGTGATATGCTTGGGGATGTGGGCAAGATCGTTGATGATGTGGCGAAGGGTCTTGTTGGCTGTGGCATTATGACCCAGCCGGAGGAGAGATTCGACGCTGCCCCATTGCTCGATGAGAGGGATGATGGCTCCATGGAATAGGATCCGATAGGGCAGACGGACGATTCGCCCTGTCTTGACTGTCTCCTTCACTATCAGGTCTCCGACGAAATGCTCGGAGCGTAGCGTCACCAGGTCGGAATACCGAAGCCCAGTATAGGAAGCGAAGAGGAAGGCATCGCGGACGCGCCGCTCCCGACCTGCCAACGGTAGACGTTCGACCTTTCGGAGCTCACTTGCCGTGAGGCGAACTTTCCGCGCCGTCATGGACGGGATGCGAAATACATTAAAGGGATTTTCCTCCTGCGTCATGAGACGCCTACGCACTCCCTCGTTGATGAGCGCACGCAAGCAACGCAATCGATTGATGATGGTATTTGCCGCCAGATGGCGCTCCTGAAGGAAGCTGCGGAAACGAACAAGGAAATCATAATCGATGTCCACCAATGTCGTTCCAGGACGGAATGACTCGACATCACGCAGCAGCGTTCGGTAGCTCTGCTTGGTGTGAGTGCATCGCTCGGATTGCTCGATGACGCTGACGGCGAAATCGCGCAGTGGGACGGAGATGGAGATATGGTCGAGGTATGCGGCCTTCAGCATCGGCAGCGTGACCTCACGCCCACGTAGCAGCATGTCGAGTTCCAGAGCCTCTATCTCGTTTCGCATCTTGTAGAGATAGGCGTTATATCGCACCGCTAATGGATGTTCGGTGACAAGGCCTCCGGCGAACTGATCACGTCGAACACGGATGCCCGTCGAGAAATGGACGGTGCGATGCGATTGGTATGCTTGGATCTGCACAAGATGAAGTCCAAAACGGTCGACCTTCCCGGCATGACCGATGACAACTGAATAGGTGATTTTCTGTGGCATGATAATAGATATTGAATTGATATGTCTATGAATTATCCATTGAACGTGTCCCATCGACCAGATATTTTTCGAACTACCTTTGCATCGTTAAATAAAGAATGAAATGAGAAAAATCGAACGCATCTTCGTGCACTGCACGGCAAGCTCTCAGGCCGCCACCGAGGCCACGCTGCGAGCCGAGTTCCGCCGCA